TTAAAAAAAATCATGCCCGGCCCAGACTACCTTGCCGATCACGGCCAGGTTCTCCAGCTGGTTGGCTGGAACGACCTGCAGGGGGTAATCATCGCGGTTGTCGCTGATGATGGTGATCCCGCCATCGAAGTTTTTCTGCAGGCGCTTGGCGTAGAGCTCTTCCCCCAAGCGCAACACGAAGATTGAGCCATCTTCGATCTGATTCTTGCTGATATCGACCAGGATAGAGTCACCAGAGTGGATGGTGGGCTCCATGCTGTCGCCTTTGGCGAAGACCACCACCAGGTTATCCGGGTTTAACTTGCGAAACGTGAGCCACTTGCGGCGGAAGGCCAGCTTGCGTTTAACCTCATGATCATCGTTAAACGCACCATGGCCGGTACTGACGGTGACATGGTAGCCATCGATCAGCGCGTACTCTTCATCAAACTCCTCACGTTGCACCATCTGCTCGGCCGTTCCATCGGGGTGTTTCGGGCCCTGACCGGTGGCCAGCCACTCCAGATTCACATTGAATGTCCGCGCGATGCGCAGCGCCTTGTCGATGGTGGGCAGCGAATTAAACGGAGGGAAGTATTTGCGCATCCCCGACTCACTCATCCCCACCAGTTCGGCAAATGCCTTGTAGCTCAGGCTCCCGCGCAGCTCATCCAGACGGTCACTCAGAGTATCCATTCCCGCCGTCAGAAAAGATACCTCACCGTCTTTTTGTACTGCTTGTGGTTTTTCTTCATAACGCTCTGACATACAAGGAATTCTCGGCTAGTGGCTAATGCTGGTGAGTCGATAGACAAAAAATTCCGCACAAAAAGACTTGTCAATCTTTTTGGGGTGATCAATCATTCATATGTGACGCGTTGCGACATAAAATCATTCTTTTATGAATGATAAAGATACGCACTGCGACACTTGATGATACCGAAACGGGGTGAGTATGTCAGGGAAAACACCAGAGTGGATCAGGGCTGAGCTCATAAAATGCGGATATTCCCAAGCTGCTTGGGCCCGCGCTAAAGGGTTGCACCCCCGAGCCGTACAGCGTTGCATCAAACACTATGCTCCGGCCAGAGGGATTAGCCCCAAGCGTCGGGAAAGCCGCGCCATCATGGCCCTGCTGTCCGAGTCGCTGGGGATCGATCTGCTGGGAGGTGACCAATGAGCACCTGGTACACCGCCCAGGCACTGGCCGGATTGGTTGGCATGCCCGCTTACCCCGATGGTGTGCGCAAAAAGGCCGAACGTGAAGCGTGGCAAAGCCGCAAGCGCGAGAAAGGCAAAGGGGCCGAATACCACATTGGCTCACTGCCGATTGAAACCCGCCGTTATCTGGCAGAACAAGCGGTGGCCGCACAAGGTCATGCGGTGACCGATCATGCAGCGGGTGGCAAGGCTATGGCCAAGTTGTTGGCGCGTGAGGTGCCGGTCAAACCGGAGGCAGGCCGCAAATTGCTGACTTTGGGGGAGGGGGCTCGCCAGAAGGTCGATGCCAGACTGCTGATCCTGCAGGCCGCCGATATCTTCCTGGCCCCCTATCACGCCTGCCAGCAAGGGGAGGTGGGTCGCCGTGCCTTTATCGAGGCATACCGTGCCCGCACTCTCGCCCTGCCTGTCAGCGTTTATGAAAGGCAAAAGCCATTCAGTCTGATCACCCTGCGCCGCTGGCAAAGTGCGCTGGCGGATGAAGGCCCCGCAGCCCTGGCTGGCAACTATCAGCGGGAACGGCCATCAACCGTCGAGCAGAGCCCGGATCTGGCCCAGTTTCTCACCGCCCTGGTCACCACCAAGCCCCATCTGGCCAACAAGTGGGGGGCGCTGCACGAACTGGCCAGCCAATACAGCGACATGAATCAGCTGGGATGGCAGATCCCCAGCCAATCCTCCTTGCGTCGCTGGATGGTGAAATGGTTGGCAGAGAACAAGGTGGCCTTTACCTACACCACCAACCCGGATGCCTACAACAACAAATACCGCAGCGCGATCGAGGAGATGTACCCCTGGATGGCCCAGCCCAACGATGTGTGGGAGTTCGATAGCACCCCGGTCGATGCCATGTTGGTGGATGGTCGTCACAGCATCATCGCAGTGATCGACGTGTATACCCGTCGCGTTCGTCTGCTGGTGGCCAAGAGCTCATCGAGCGAAGGGATCTGCTTGCTGCTGCGCAAGACCCTGCTGGCCTGGGGCACGCTCAACGATAACGGCGTGATGCGCACCGATAACGGCTCTGACTATGTGAGCCAGCGGGTCATGTCCATCTGCACCCTGCTTGGCATGAACGTCAGCCGCTCCAACGCCTATTCAGGGTGGGAGAAACCCCATATCGAACGGTTTTTCCGCACCCTGAGCCATGGCCTGATCGAGCTGTTGCCCTCCTATATCGGCCACTGCGTGGCAGACCGCCAGGTGATCGAGGCGCGCAAGAGCTTTGCCCAGCGGCTGGAGGAGAAGCGCAAACCGGATGCACAAAAAGAGATTTACGAGCTGGCCATGACGGCAGCAGAGCTGCAAACCCTGCTCGATAACTGGCTCGATGCCCGTTACCACAACCGCAAGCACAGTGCCCTCGGGGTCAGCCCCAATGAAAAGTACCAGCTGGCCCGTTATCAGCGCCGCGCCATCCCCGATGAAGCTGCGCTGGATCTGCTGCTCAACCATATCGGTGAGGCGACCGTCTCCAAAGGCTTTATCAAGGCCGGTGGCCTCAAATACAGCGCCCCCGAACTGCTGGAGCACAACTGGAAGAGCCAGCGGGTCAGCGTCTTTCTCGATCCGTGCGATGTGGGCCGCGCCATCTTGTACCGCACTGGCGATTGGAACGAGCGGATCGAGGCCATCAACATCGACCTGCTGGGCAATGGCATCAGCCCCGATGCCTTCCGGGCGGCCAAAAAAGCCGATGCCAAGGCGCTGGCCAGCTTTCGCCGCGAGATGCGCAACCTTGCCAAGACCTTTGGCATCGACCAGCTCCATCAGGATGTGGTGCGCCACTTCGTCGATCAGGCCAAGGGCATTGAAGCATTCAGTCGGCGCGATCTCACCCTCGATAACCCGGCATTGGCCGCGCTCACCGGGGTCTCAACCCCCGCTGAACCCGCCCGTTTCAATGCGGCAGAACTGGCCGCCATAGAAGCCAGACGAGAAGCGAAAGCACAGCGGGCGCAAGCCACCGCAGGGCAGGAATCGAGAGCACTCAAGACCGAGTATGAGCAAGCCATCTATCTGGCAGAGCGGGAGCTGGATACCCCGCTGACAGAGCGGGAGAAGGAGTGGCTGACCCGATACCTCTACAGCCACAAGCTGATGGCAAAACGCATTAACCGCCATCTGGATGAAGTTCGGGCTACCCGCCGCACCCAGGCAAAAGGTTAGCGAGTAGCCCGAAAAGGCCCAAAAACAAAGGACAAACCCACTATGAAACACAAGATCGTTGAAGTCAAAAACATGATCAAGACCGAGCAGCTGCTCGACAACTTGCTCAACCGCTCCAGCATAGTGCCGGGCATTGGCCTGATCCATGGCCCCTCCGGCTTTGGCAAGACCACCGCTGTGGAGTGGCTGTTCAACCAGGACGAAGTGAACGGCATCTATGTCCGCTGCTACAAGGCCGACACGGTGACCAGCCTGCTGGAGCAGATAGCCAAAGAGATCGGCATTCCCCAGCGCCACAACCTGCGTGCTCAGGTCGATAGCATCATCGAATCCGTCCGTGCCGAAGAGCTGGCCATCTTCGTGGATGAGGCCGATTACGTGGTCGGCAATGCCCGCATCATGGAGACCCTGCGCGATATCTACGATGCCACCGAACAACCCCTGATCCTGGTCGGGATGGAAGAGATTGCCCGCCGCATCAGCCAGCGCAAGCAACTGTTTAACCGCATCTCCCAGTGGATCGAATTCAAACCGGCCGATCTCGATGACGTGTCCCTGATTGCCAGCGAAATGCTGGAGGTGGACGTGGAGATCGACGATGCACTGCTGGATCTGATCCGCAAGCGTTCCAACGGCGTGGTGCGCACCATCGTCTCGGCCCTCGACAAGATTGAAAAAATGGCGATGGCCTCTGATGCCCGGATTATCCGGCTGGAGGACGTTGATGCCAGCGAGCTGCTCCATGACGTGCGTCGCAGCCGCTAGCCGTCAGGCTACAGCCAATAAAAACAAAGCACGGGAGGGATTCCAGTGGTTGGAAAAATCAGAAATAGCAACGCAGAAGAAGCATGGCACTGGATGTGTCAGCAGGACTCTTTCGACTTGCTTGAGCTGGTAGAGGGGAGCCAGCTCAAGTTGGGAAATGTCTATCTGATTGTGCGTCGTTGGCTGGCAAGTAGCCATTTGCGCTGCGTGTATCAAAAGCCGTTTGGTCGGCGGATATCGTTTCGCGGGAGTCGCTATCAGGTAATTGACCCATCTAACGTGCCGCAGTTTGGCTCTGGGAATCGCCAGACAAAGCATCGGAAAAAGCGCCGTATTCATCGAAAGACGGTGCAGCAAAAGATGTGGAACACCATGAAGATCAGCCGTTTTTTCACTCTGAGTGACCTCGCGATTACCTCTGGGGTCGATGACAGTGGCGCCAGCACTTACACCACCTTTTTGATCAGGGCTGGATATGTCCGGCTGGTGGACAAGATAGAGCGCTTCAAGGTGAAAGGGGATCAGAACCGCTACCAGTTGATCCGTGATACCGGACGTTTTGCCCCCATGGTGCGAGCAAAACAGGGGGGATGTTGGGATCAGAACGAGCAGCACTTTTATCAGTTTGATGTGAAGGAGGCACCTCATGGAAACGTGGCTTGAGGTGTTGCAGGCCGAAGTGGCGGCCAGCTCGCTGGCCCAGGTGGCCGAGAAGCTCGGGCTCTCTCGCACCACCATCAGCCAGGTCTGCAACGAAAAGTATCCCGGCGATATGGCAAGGGTACAGACCTTGGTGGAAGGGGCCTTGATGGGCAACAAGGTAAGGTGCCCCATCCTGGGGGATATCCCGGCGCATCAGTGTCTCGCTCACCAACGCCGTGGCCCGAGCGAAGTGGGCAGCAGTCCGATGGATATCAAGCTCTGGAAGGCATGCCGCAGCGGTTGCCCCCATAGCCAGCTGACCGAGGCGCAACAGCTTCGCCGCCCGATGCGGTTATCGGTAGAGCAGGGCAATGGCCAGCAGAAAGCCGCGCGCTATGACGCCGAGGCCACCCTCTCCAGATTGCGCCGACAGGCCAAAAGCGATGGCGACAATGCCAGCAGCAGCCTGCGCATTCTAAGTGAGCTGCTGGCCGAAGAGCTGAAAATCATGGCTATCAAATACAACCGGCTGCTCGACAAGCAAGAAGGCAAATAAGGGTTGGTGGGGCTCTTTCGCGGTGGGCCCGGTGACGAGATCACAAGGAGAACGGGATGAAAAAGCATCTGCACAGCAATTTGCAAAAGACCGCCGAGCAACTCAGCCACTGGCTGACGGCCAAGGGATATGACGTTCGCACCAGTCGGGTTTGCCATACCCCGCTGCTGGCGGTCACCGGGCCACTGCCCAAAGAGATGCAAGCGCGCGCCGTGTTGAGCCGTGAATGTCTGGCGGGCGTGGTGCGCGAAGTCGCCCTGGTGCGCTTTGGCGGCTGCCTGCTGCACTGGCGCCAAGAATCCTGAAACCGGCAAGGGGGATGAGATGAGCAAGATCCAGCTTGAGATAGAAGACGAGGCGCTGGCGCGGGTGGTGCTGCGCCAGTTACCCAAGTTTCTCGAATTCTGCAGCGCGACCCATCAGGAGGAGCTGGCGAGCGCGACAGCAGAGCAGTACAGCGCCGTGATGTGCCCTCCGGTGCCCGGCAGCAACAAGATCCATTAAGGAGAAGTCCATGCAAGAAGCACAAACCAGCAGTACCACCCCGATGCGCCAGAACGCTCAGGGGCACTGGGTACCGGAAAACCTGATCGCTCCGGCAGACAAGCTGCGCGATGAAGTTGTGATGGGCATCATTGCGGCAGCTCGCGAGCAACGCGCACAGCTGGCCGCCTTCAAGATTGGCGCCATGCAACAGATCTCCGATTTTGTGGATCTCTCCGCCGAACAATACGGCGTGGCGTGGGGCGGTGCCAAGGGCAACGTGACCCTGCTCAGTTTTGATGGCCGTTACAAGCTCATTCGGGCAGTGGGGGAGCACCGCAAATTTGATGAACGGATCCAGGCCGCCAAAGCGCTGATTGACCAGTGCATCGAACGCTGGAGCGATGGCGCCAGTCCGAAACTGCGGGCCCTGGTTGACCACGCTTTTCGGGTCTCCAAGGCGGGTCATATCGACGTGAACCAGGTGCTCTCCCTTCGTCAGCTCAACATCGAAGACGCCGACTGGGAGCAGGCCATGCAGGCGATCGCCGATGCCATTCAGGTGACCGGTACCAGCCAATATCTGCGGCTCTACGAGCGTGACGCTCAGGGGCGTTACATCCAGATGAGCCTGGATCTGGCCAAGGTATAGGGAGGAGGCGTGATGGAAATCAACGTGGAAAAAGCCGAAGAGCAACTGCTGCTCTGTGAGCAGATCACCGAAACCGAGGGTACCTGCTACCCCGACGACACCTATGAGGATGGCATCAAGGCCGCCCTGCTCTGGGCGTTGGGGCTGGGGCCCGCGCCCCTCAATGCAGAGGAGTATCAAGGGGTGACGCCACTGCAGTTCGAGTAATGGCCCGATGCGAAACAGGGCGGCGATGCCGCTCTGTCTGCCCGGTGTGGTGGCCGGGTACTGATGAGCAACCAAATGATCTGGGCCCAGGTCTTGACCGTCTTGATACAAGGAGCACGGCGATGACCAAAACAGAGATGGATATTCGGCTTACCAAAATATTCAGCAGCGCAGCCATTGCACTGGTGGCGGCTGAGAAACGGGCTGTGTGCAAACAGCTCAAGCAGTTTGATAAAGAGGCACGCGCCCGTGGTTTTCACGCTCTGGCTGGAGAAGCTTGCCAGATGCGCTGGCAACTGGTGGCCGAACTGCAGCAGGCCAAATCGGCCAGAGATTGTGGTGGGGTACACGAAACCGGGGATCGCCATGGCCATCTATAGCCCCGTGCTGGCCCCCCACATTCTGGCTCGCCGTCTGCAAAGCGGTCGGGCCTGTATCACCGAACTGGGGTTGGAGCAGCGTTGCCCCCGTTGTGGCGAGTTCTGGCCATGGGATACCGAGTTTTTCGGTGTGGCGAGCGATGCCTCGGGGCTCTCAAGCTGGTGTCGGGGGTGCCTCAATGAGCACTACCAGCAGATGAGAGTGGCCGGGCAGCACCATGACAACAAGGCAGAATGGGGAGGGGATAGGTGATGGACAAGCGCAGCAGACTGATCCGGTTGGTACAGGTGGGGCGCCGAGCGTTGGCGCTCGATGACGAGTGTTACCGCGACCTGCTGGCCAGCCACACCGGCAAGCGCAGCGCCGCCCTGTTGAACGAGCAGGAGCTGGAACAGGTGCTGACTGCCTTCAAGGCGGCGGGCTTTATTCCCAAGCCTGCTCGCCATGCAGCCAACAGACGGTTGAGTCCTGCGGCCGGTAGCCACATCAGGGTCAATGAAATTGCCAAGATCAGGGCCATCTGGTGTGAGATGGCCCGCCTTGGCATCGTCAGGGATGGCTCGGAAACCGCATTAAACCATTGGGTGCAACGGATGACCGCCCGTTTAAACGGTGGGGTAGGGGTGGCCGAGGTGGGATGGCTGGATGCGCCTCTGGCCGTCAAAGTGCTGGAGGCGCTAAAGAAATGGTACCTACGACAATGATGATTGGTGCCTTTAACTAGTTAGGTCAGTTAGTGCAGTTATGATATTAGTGAAATTTTCTGCGTATGGTAGAGCTGTAAGTAAAGCTTTGACTACAGAGCGCTTTGGTTTGTCAGTTGTAAATTGGTTTTCAACGCTATCGAGTAGTTCCGCTGCAGTTTCTCGTTCATGGGCGAGCATAGGAGTATTGTCGATAGCCGTTCGTAGCGTAGATAATAACTGAGTGGCTTCAGGAATTGCGATGAATATATTTGTTGAGTTGTCAATGGAGTTTTGGTTAATTCTCGCATTATTACCATTCACGTTGTACGTGATATGTTGAACTTCTCGTTTGGCTTCGGGAATTCCTAACTTATTTACTCTTAGTTCATAACTTGGTGGGATACCATCTGGCCCACCAAGCCCTTCCGTGTACTGGGGGTCTATGACTTTGAATGTTTCCTCTGCGCCATTGCTCATTTTTCGTATGACAAGGTCGCCATGATCAACAATGAGATCCTTGGGGTTCATAATAAATATAGTTTTCCCTTGTACTGATGCTTTCATCGGACCGTGCGTGGCACCATTTTTCTTCAAGATTTCAATGTTATCGGTCATTAAGTCATCAAAACTCATAAATGTACTCCTATGTTAAATATCGAATCACAGCTCAGTCATTCCACCGTGTCAGCCAGCGAGCCAGAAAACCGAGTAGACTGGGATGGTGGTAGTAGTTAGCCAGATTTCCCAAAAAGAGCTTCAGTGCTGCAACGACTACCCCAAGCCAAAGTAGTATTTCACCCAATCTTTCAGCCCAGTGCAGACGGCGACCGAACACCTGATCCAGCAAGGGGGGCGGGTCAAAGGTGCCCGGTGATACCGCATGTTGCTGCGATGCCAGCAAGCTTTGCAAAAACCAGGGCACAAGCAGAGAGAAGATAATGAAACCGGCCACCCCGAGTATGAGTGCGCCTAGCCAGCTAATCCGCAGCATGGTGCTGGCAGTATCGCTGACCAGTGAGACCCGTTTGCGCCGATAATAACGTCGTGCCATTTCCCCTCCTTGGGGCAAGTAGGAAGGTCAGTAGAGGCGGTTTCTGAGCTTTTTTAGACGAGATCGAGTTAGGTTGATACCACTGAACATTATCATTACACCGATCAATGCTATCGTCCCCCAGAGTATGTGAAATACCTGTGCAGGTATGATGTGGAAGTGCAAAGTTCCCGCAGCAAATTGCATCGGGTCTGGTTGAAAAAAGCCGGGGATAATCATCAGCAGCAAGCCAATCACAGTGCAAGCATAGGCAGGGAAGAAGGCCGCTGGGGCCATATCCAGCATGACCATCATATCGAGCAGCCACTCTTTAAAGCGTTCATTCCATTTCATTCGTCTCAATCTCCCTTTGATAACGAGGGACTCAGTATGCGCTAAAAAATGTGCGCATAAAATGGCCTGTGTTCTAATCGGCGCACCGCTTTTTCTGTTTTGCCGGGGGAGTCATGGAACAGCATCAGGATCTCTTTGCCGATGATCACGCTTCGCTGGGGCAACTGGTCGATCGCCTCGACCAGATCCCGGCCTCTGAATTGACGGCTAAATGGCCCAAAGCCCTGAGTGAGCTGGTCGATGTGTTGGCCTGCGAGTTGATCAGAGAGGGAATGGAGCCGGATCTGGCCAAGGCTCAGGCCCGCAAGTTGGCACTGGTACAGGCCCACTATATGGGTGGCCGAGCCTACTACATCCCCACTGGGGAACATCTCAAGGCTGCGCTGCGGGATAGGGCTATCTGGGATGAGTTTAATGGCCGCAATATCGACCAACTGGCTCGCAAGCATGGCCTGTCGGTGCCGCAGACCTATGCAGTGGTGGCCGAACAGCGGCAACTGAGTAGATCTAAGTCACAACTTGATATGTTTAGTTAAACATACGGTTTTGGATGGGATGGAGACCAGTTTCCATATGGCAATAGGCGGTATACACTGCTGTTTCCATAAGTGAGCTGGATGTAGGCATGAGTTTAGAGTTATTTGAAATCAATAAGTTGATGATGTTTATAGCATTTGTTATGCCTGGGTTTCTGGCGATTAAGGCATATGATGTATTTGTTGTTGTTGCTGCGCCAAAGTCATCATCTGAAAAATTAATCGATGCAGCCACATATAGTTGTATAAACTATATGATATGGCTTCCATTTGTGTATATGGTTGAGTCTAGTCAATTAAAAATCGTACATATGTGGTTGTACGTGCTGTTTTATATTTTGGTGTTGTTTATTTCACCTGTTGTAATTACTTATTTATGGGTGAAGGTTAGAACTAGATATCTCAATAGGCATCCAACTGAAAAACCTTGGGATTATGTATTTTCTCTTCGAAAAAGCTACTGGGTTATTGTAACACTTAAGTCTGGAGAACGAATAGGTGGACTTTATAAAGATAAGTCATTTGTTTCTAGTTCACCAGCCTCTGAACAAATCTACCTAGAAGAGTCATGGGTTATCAATAACGATGGTGGGTTTGAACGCGTAAAATCCAACTCCGAAGGTATTATGATATTGTCGTCGGAAATTTTATATTTAGAGTTTTTTAAGCATTAAAAATTTTTTAAACAGGGGGGGATATGTCAAACAGCTCAAGCAATAATAATTCTCGTCAGCCTGGTGGGGTTGAGAAACATGGTTATCAACCAAAGGATTCTGGGGGTTCAGGTACTTCTGGAGTAAGGGGGGGATATCAACCTGCAGGTACAGGTGGTAGCCCAACAACCCCCCCACCCAAGAAACCCTAAACTAGGGAGCTTATTGTGTCAGAAGAAAAACACGAATACGAGCCTGAGCATGAATTTCTGTATGACAATGATGATGATTTATGTCATGAGCCAGAGCTAGAAGATGCATGCTTGCTTGAAAATGATTATTTAGAAGATGATAGCCAGCATCAT